AAGAAAAGTTTAAAAATCCTATTGATAGAAAAGTTTAAAAGTGCTAATATTAAGATGTACCAAACAAAAACCATATAAATTTTAGGAGGATTGAAACATGAAGAAAATTGATATTGAGGAGCTAAAAAAGTTAAATTTTGACAAGGGCGAAAAGTTATTGCTTGATAGTGGCTATGTACAGAATGACGCCGCCACTACAGACGGTGAGGAGTATTTAGAAGATACTTATTTCACCCTTTACGAGAACGGCAACGAAGCCGATGTTATATCTTACACCGAAAAGTTAAGATATATTGAGAATGACGAACCCGAATGTTTAGCGAGGTGGTGGAGCAGGATTGAAAAAGCATAGATTTTTAAAGGGGCGGATATAAAGCCCCTTTTTATTTTGCCTTGTAAATCCATAGAGGTATAATATATAGCCCATAAAGTATAAATATATACATTACAGCTCTAAGTATTACCAGTAAAAGTATAAATATATCTATAAGCACATCAGGCACACCGCCAGCAATTAAAATTAACATCAACTTCCTACAATCCCGACATGGGATTTTTTATTTTTGGAATTTTACAAGCCGACTGTAAATCTATAATACCCCTACAACGCACCAGAAGCCCCAAATTGGCACGAAAAACATTTTCTTGATAAAATTATCAATATCGTTTGATTTTTTTGAATTTGAGTGTTATAGTGAGTTTAGAACAAGTATTTGATATATAACAAGTATAACAAGGGGAGGTGAAAGCATGGAACGAGTACAGGCAGAAGAAAACACAATTGAAGTATTCAAGAATGATATAGACTATTTCTTGAATGACTTTCAGGAACAACACAACATTGAGGATTTAACAGAAATCGACATGAGCCGATGGAATGCAGCACTTTTATATATACAATTCCATGTATTCCCTAAAGGGTGTAATAAATTAAAACTTAAAGATAATATATATATAAATAATATAAAATTAATAAATAATAATCCTAGTAACTGTAATAGTTATGACTATGATTTAGTTAATCAGGTAGTGGATTATTATATATATCTATGCTTGTTATACGGTAAAGAAGTATCTTTAATGGGGTTTAGTAATTTAACAGGAATTGCAAGACAAACACTTGATACATGGGGAAATAACGAGAAATCAAACAATTCGAGTAGCGACATATACAAAAAACTGACAATAAACAATGAAGAATGCTATGTGAATAGACTATTTAACAACAAGGGGAATCCAGTAGGGCTTATAGCAGTACTCAATAAACGCTATGGGTGGAGCTTACCAGGAGTTACCAAAGAAACAGTAAACAAGCAAATAACCGCCTCACAACTCCCAATACTCAAAGCCCCAGACGATACCAACGCAATAGATGTTAATGCAATAGACACTACAGACCCCACACAATAGCCCTAAAATGTACACCACAGACGGACACAAGGCACATTCAAACAATATTCAACAATGCAATGCACAACAACGCATGATTTTGTGTGCAAATGTGTGCAAAAATGGGTTTAACTATTCGTGAAAGAATTGTTTTGCGAATAGTTGAGAACGTGGCAAGAGTGAGCAAGTGCAGGAGTGCTATTATATCGGCTTTATGCCTTGTGTGGCTGTCTTACATGGTTTAGAGGGTGGAGGGGTTTATGTTGAACGAATGTTTGGTGGTGGTGAGTTGGCTAAGTATGCACGAACTTAGTATTTGTACCACAAATAAACAAACATAGAGTAATTTAATATACTCCTAATACTCATAATTACTCTAAGTATATCCAGTACAGTTAAGTTATTAATATATATTCTACATACAGTTTACTCATATACTACACTTAGTATTAATATAAATATAATATATATAATTAATATACTTGCTACACATTGGTATAGATTTACTGGAAATGAGGTATCTGTAATGCCGAGGTTTACGTCAGACCCAAAGGAAATGACTTTGAAGTTAAGGCTCAATGATGATATGCGAAACCATGTTGAAAATCAGGCAAGGATAGCTAACGTGTCAATGTCGGAATATCTGCGGAATTTGATTTTAAAAGACATGAAAAAACTTTAAAATATTTCAATTTTCTTTGATTTTTTACGAAGATTACATGGTATAATAAAAGTATGGGAAACATGGGTGTTTTTCAAAAATTTTTTAAAATAAAAAAGGGTCTGTAGCCGATATACAGTGCCTTGTTTTGGGGTATAGGTGGTTACATTTGTGGTACCCCCTTTTCACGAATGGTGACTCTGCTACACAAGGGGTCATAAACAAAATTTTAAGGAGATTGTATAAACATGGGAAAATGCAAATTTTGTGAGAGAATAGACGAGGACAATATAGTAAAATGGGCTTTTCAAGAATTTGATTTCGGTATTCTCGGGAAATCGGGCGGTTTTGGCATTTGGCTAAATACTGCCGATAAAACATACAACGAAGAAACAGGAAAATACGATGGAAAAGAAATCATGTGTGATATTACAGTTGACGGAATTAATTTCACTCAAATATCAACACCTATTATCAAATACTGTCCATTCTGCGGTAGAAAGTTGGTGCAGTCATGAGCCTATGCGACACTTGCAAGCACTACAGTAGGACAATTGATAATTGCTCATTAACAAACTATTTCACAACCAGTAGCACGTTAAAGTGCGACAGATACGAAAAAGTAGAAAATAACAATCCTACACCAGTCCACCCAACGCATTATTCAAGGCTAAATCCCGAACCGATAGACGTTATCAGTTCATGGGGTATAAACTATGACCTTGGAAACGTCATAAAGTACGTGGCAAGGGCAGGACACAAAGACGGAAATTCTAAACTTCAAGACTTGGAGAAAGCAAAATATTGCTTGGAACACGAAATTAACATACTTAAATCCTCCGTTTGAGTTTAATTAATTTGTGCGGTTCGTGGGTGCAATATTCCCATTTGCCGTATTTGTCCATGGCTCTATGGACTAGTAACTACAAACTTCTTACTTTTCATTTTTAACCTCAAGGCTAGACTATATATCACAAAAAGTCATGTAAAGCCTCCTTTCAACAACTGTTTTAGTGGTTGGCGGTTAATGTACGGTGCATATTTGCGGATTTATCCAATAATCCACAACTTGACTAGGGTTCAATTCCCTAGACCGCTAATCGTCAGAAAAGACGTTAAAATCCATTGTCGGCTATGGACAAACCGAATGGGACTAACATACTCCCCTAAAAGCTATAGCGTATGTAATTTGTCAGCAATTAGTCACTGGCAACAATAAACTTGACTAACGTGTAGTTTTGCGGTGCGACAAGTAACCTTAAAACCGTATTCAAGAAGCAGAAATGCCGTCTAGGTAACTCACATGAAAGCCGAAAACGGAAAAAATCAAGCCCCACATCAGACGGTGACTGTGATATATCCTGATGTTGTGGTGCAGTCGAACACTTGTTTTTCAGAATTTTGTTTGTGTTTGCCTGTGTTGTCCTGCAATTTGGATTTTACAGCCGAATTGAATACTAGCTCAGGATAACATGGGATTATGTAACTTGTGGACAGCCCTTATGCCTGAGAGCTAGACACTTTTAACTTAAATTCGTCTAAATACCCGTGGGCGAATTGTATATTTAACCAATACAACGCAATAAAATGTACAATGCTGTGTGGCGGAATAAGTAAACGCAAGTAATCTGTAGACCTTGAGAAAGTCATCAGTACTCTCAATTGTGGGGTGTAAATCCTCACCATAGCAATTTGAAAACTATAGTGAGTAAAGTTTTGGCAGCATAGTGCGAGAAGTGGTTCGATTCCACAACTGGGTGTGGTTTTCCATGGAAACTATCGGTTCGATTCCGATACTAGGTGTCAGTATGGTGCAAGTCCATATGTCAAAAGCTGTGTAGTCATTCTACACTAGGTGAGCGTTGCGGTAGTCCTCACCGAACATAAACAATGCCAGTAGACCGCTCAGTACTGGAAACCGCAAATCAAGTCTAAAATCGCTGTGAGCCTTTCTAAGACACGAAATCGGTTCAGACGATAAAATCCTCAACGAAGCTAAAATAATCGCTTAGAAACGATTGTGGCGTGTCAGAGAGGTATTGTAACATCATAGGTAAAACCAATAGACTAGGGTAGCTCCCGAAAAGCAAAACCACGATTGCCTGTCTATTGTTTTATATAAATCGTGGAATTACCAACGTGGAGGGAATTAAATAATGGCAGTAATCAGAGTTGAGAAGAATAAAAATTATACAGTTATGGCTAATATCCATTTGAGGGATAGAAATTTAAGCTTGAAAGCAAAAGGTTTACTATCAGTCATGCTTTCACTACCTGATAATTGGAATTATTCAGTCAAAGGATTGTGTGCTATATGTAAAGAGAATGAAACAGCAATTAATTCAGCACTAAAAGAATTAAAAACATATAGATATGTCATCATGCAGAAGAAACCGCCAAACAAAGACGAGGGGCGGTCGAAATTTGAGTATATTTACTACGTTTATGAAGAACCACAAGACATCGAAACTCTAGGGGTAGAAAATCTAGGTGTAGAAAATGGGGGTCTAAATAAATATACTGATGAAGAATATAACAATTTTAAAGAAAAAGAAATTACTGAAAATATAAATATGCTCCAGTCCCATAAAATAGGAACGGGAGATAAGCAGTTGGAAAACAGATTTATACCAGTTGACTATACAGAAAACCAATTAATAGAACACATTCAGAAACCATTAACGGATTATTGCATTGAAAATGGGTATGAAGATACAGAAACAAGGGTTCAAAATGCTACAGACATTATAGTTGACTTCTATAGGCAGTATTATAACCACTATAGAACCAAACACAGAATATTGTCAGATAAGGCATATGTGAACATCATGGACGCATACTGCAATCCACCAGAGGTTATAAGTGAGATTAATGCCGAACTTAAGGATTATCAAACTATGGCAAAGACTTATTTCAAGACAGACTATAACGCTAGAGGAAACTATGACGGAAAAGTTACTAAGAGCATATCCCATTTTATGACAGATATGGTGCAAGAAAATCTATACTACAGAGTATTATACTAAATTTAAAGGAGAACAAACAACAATGGTTGCATGGAAATTTTGCCTGATAATATTTTTGATTTACATAGTGGTTTACTTGATAACTGACAGTTTCAAGTATTACGTGAGCATAAAGTATGGGTGCAGTGGGTGCATTGAGGATTTAGACGATGACGAGTGATGATGTTTGCCTATTTTGCAAAGATTACCGTAGAAGATTTATGACTGACACGAAAACAAACAGCATGATAGGCTTGATTAGTGATAATTACCTTGCGTTTGATAATAGTGACGGCAAGTGCAAGGCTGGAACAATCAAAATTTATTATTGCCCTATGTGTGGCAGAAAGTTAGAGGATTGATATATGTGCAAATTTTGTAGGAAAATCGAAACTTTGAAATTTACTGAAAACAATGGTGGAGAGATAGACCATCCAACTAAAAACATAACACAGATTGTTCACTACAACGAGGATAACAGTTATGATTTATGGTCAGACGGTGGAGGAGATAGTTTTATGTCTGGTATTGAACTGGAACACATTAAATTCTGTCCTTATTGTGGGCGAAAGTTGGGAGAGTAGATGAATAACGAGAACATAAAGTTTTGCCTAGACGATAAATGCAAGAATTGTGCCTACATTAAGCCGAAAGCATTCTATCAAACACCAAACAGTATGCTCTGTATCGATAGAAACTATTCAGGGTGGATTGTATTTTGCGAACATGGAAGTATGTGCAATTATCTTGAAAAGCAAACAAGAGAACGAGTTGAGAACGAACACAAAACAAAATTGTCAAAGGAGTAGCCCTATGAAAATAATATTTGTGATTTTAATTATTCTATACTGGAAACCAGCACTTGAAACAATTGGAGAATATTTTGGGAGGAAATAGATATGTTGGATTTTGAAACAGCAATGCCACAGACCTATTTTGAGAATGTAGCGAATGAAGATTTAAAAGTCGAAATATGGAAATTGACACAGGAAAACGCACAGCTTGTCAGAAAGAACAACGAGGATATAGCGGAAATCTCCAAACTTCAAAAACAGTTGGTTGAGGCAAGGGAATATTGCGAGGAACATAATAAAACCCTAAAGGAGTTAGCAACAAAACTGCAAACAGAAAACGAGAAATTGACAGCCGACAACAGCTCACTACATAGTCAGTTAGAGGATTTGCAGTCAGAGTATGACGAACTAAAGGAAACCAAAGAGGATTACTACGAGCAAATATGTGATTGGCAAGAGAAACATAACAATGACTGCATTACAATCAATCAGCTAAATACAGCATATGACGTTTTAGTTGACAAATACCACAAACTAAGGGAAATTCATGGAATTAGTGTAATCTAGGAGATAGGGATATGGATTATATAGATTTTATAGACATATTAAATGAATGCAAAATCGGAATAGTCTTTGAAGATGATGTACCTATTCACATTCAAGTGCAATTGCCAAATGGCACAAACAGATATTATCCAACATCTGACGATTTAAGACACTCGCAATCAGAGATAAATCATAATAGACGAGTAGAGATAGATAATCTTAAAAATGAAAATTTTAAACTTACTGAAAGAATTGAAAAATTAGAAAAAAGAAATGACTGTGTAGAATTTTCAAGTAAACTTCAAGAAAAGCTTATTGCTAATTATAAGGCAGACTTAGACAAAGCAGAGATACAACATAAATGTGATAATGAATTAATAAACAAATTAAACACAACTGTAGATGTACTGAAAAAATATACCGATTTGTTGGAGAAAAAAATGAGGTAAACAAACATGAACATTGAACAATCATTGAAACCATGTCCGCTGTGCGGTAAGCCAGTACAAGTTGCTTTATGTGGTGATTATGAGCGACAATGGTACACAGTAATCCGTGGCAAGGACAAGGATAGTTGCCAGTGCAGAATATCCTTTGAAAGTCGGTCTTTCGACCCTGAACTTGCAAGTGATGAAGTCAAAAAAATAATCGAGTTGGAAATGATTGATAACTGGAATACAAGGGCAAAATAGCAATTTCACATGGCTATTCGGAGAAAAAATCTCTAAATAAGCAAGCAAAAGGAGTGAAAACATGACAATAGCTGAATTTGATAAGTTGCATGATATGCTAAGGGTTATCCATAGTGAAAATATGCTGATTATAGGTGAAACCTTTGATAAAAACGCACCCGAAGCCTTGCACGTAATGCAAGACTACTACAACACAGCTTTTAGGCAAGCCGAGCAAGGTAGGCTTAAAAAATGGGAATATGACGGAAACAAACTTGACTAATAAATACGGCTACTATGCCGACAGCTACATATGCCAGTCAGATACAGCGGATTGCGGCATGGATATACCATTTACGGAAAATGGAGAAATAAAGATTATAGGGGTTGAAGATATTGACGGAACGTGAAATCAAAATGGAATTATTGAATTATGCAGAGCAAATAGCCAAAACAATATATAATGGTAAAGATATTGAAATTACAAAATCTGCAAATGGATTAGTTGTAAGAGAAGAAAACAAGAAACGTATTATTATTTAATAAATTCTAATGGCACATTCAAGCAGGAATGTGTATCGGTGAAGTAGCACCTACGAAAGGGGGGTGCTACTTTCTTTTATGCGAACAATTGAAGATGAAAAAGCGGTAAGGGAATACGAAAACTATATAGCAAGAAAAGGTGCAGACACAACCATACTTGACTATTACACGCAAGCCGCACAAATAATCTTAACCGAAAGAAAAGATGATGATTTTGGCTTGAAAGTTTCTGAAAGAGCCAAAACGCTTATAGAGGATTATGTGTTAAAGCAGACAAACGGCTATAAGATTGACGATTTGGAAGTTTTAGCGTTTGAAAATGAAACCACATACAACGAACTTGAATTGTATCGCAAAGTCATTGAAGCAGAAGCACCATATCTAGTTGACAGCTTTTTCAAATACATTGAGATTGACGAAAAAGACCCATATAAAAGATTTTATTTCCCAAGAAAAAAAGTTTTACAGCCAGTAGTGCAGGCATATCAAGAAGTGTATGACGGAAAGCTTGATTTTCTATCAGTATCGCAACCTAAAAGGACTGGAAAAACAACAGGTGGTTTACGATTAGCACAAATGATGGGCGGTAGAGAGCCAACAGGCAGTATATTTGCAGTCGGAAAAGGTGAGGGGCTTGTTAAAAGGTTTTATGGCGGTCTACTGGAAAGTTTTGAAACAGAAGCTATATATCAAAGATTTTTAAAGGTATTTCCTGACGCTTTTAAAATCCCAAACTATAAGAGTGCGGAAAATCTGTCAATCGACTTGAAAAGTAAAAGCACGTTCCCAACATTCACTTGTAGACCTATTGACGGAGCAATCGTTGGTTGTACAGAAGCCAACGTATTAGTCTATATTGATGACTGCGTAAAGAACCATGAAGAAGCAAGGAATAGGGATAGACTGGAGTTTTTGTGCGAGAAAGTTACTGATGATGTACTAGGCAGACGATTAGAGGGTACACCAATCATTATCCAAGGCACAAAATACAGCCTATATGACCCGATAACGGCATTACAGAATAAGGCGGATGAACTTGAATGGCGTTGGAAAGAAGTAGCGGTGCCAGCACTTGACCCGATAACTGATGAAAGCAATTGGGAGATATACCGAAAAGACAAGAAAGGTCTTAGGAAAATCTTTACTACAGACTACTACCGAAAAGAGAGAAAACTTGTTTCAGAGGAAACATGGGCGGCAGAGTTCCAACAAGAGCCATACGAAGCCAAAGGCAGAATGTTTTCAGAAAAGGAACTCAACTATTTTGATGAATTACCAGTTGGGAGAGAACCTGACGCAATTATGGCGGCTTGCGATAGTGCGGACAAGGGCGAGGATAGTTGCTCAATGCCAGTCGGCTATGTATACGGACATGAGGTGTTTATCGTTGACGTGGTATTTGACAATGCAGGTGTTCAATTTACCAAGCCTGAATGTGCGAATATGCTTATAAAACACAATGTAAAGACAGTAACCTTTGAAAGCAATAGTGCAGGAGAATATTTCGGGCGTGATGTTATGGATATTGTCAAAAGTCAAGGTGGAAGATGTAGTGCGAGGTTTAAATACAATTGCACAAACAAAATAACACGAATGGAGAACGCAAGGGATAACATCATAAGGGATTATTATTTCAAAGATTTTAAAAAAATGGACAGACAATGCCAGTATTACAAGTTTATGAAAGAACTAACAACAATGACAAGAAGCGGAAAAGTCAAGCATGATGACGCACCCGATTCAATAGCCTTGTTTGAAAATGAAATGCGTTCAGGCGCACCAAAGCAAGCCCAAATAAGACAATCACCATTCTAGGAGGTAAAAATGACAGCCAAAGACTATTTAAGCAAAATCAGCCGATTAGACAGAATGATAAACAACAAGCTATCCGAAATATCACAGCTACGTGAATTAGCGTGTAGTCTGCAAGGTGTTCAAAATAACGAGAGGGTGCAGTCTACACCAAACATGGATAAGATAGGCACAGCATACGCAAAGATTGACGAAATGGAACGCAACCTTGATAAGCTGATAGACGAGTATTCGGACGAGCGAAATAAGATAATCGGCATGATTGACGGCATGGAGAACGAAACATACTATGAGATATTATTTGCAAGGTATATTGAGAAAAAAACCTTTGAAGTAATTGCAACAGAAATGCACTACTCATTCAGGAATGTAACTAGATTGCATGGTAAAGCCCTGAAAGCTTTTGATGAAAAGTATGGTGCGAACTATAGGTAAGTTGTCCTAGAATGTCCTATTGTGCCTATGATATAGTGTAAATGTGAAAAACAAGCATATAAAGAGTGCTTTCTTCTTGAAGTTCATGTTATACAATCCTTATGGCAGAGGGGTTATCCGAAATGGATAGCCCTTTTGTTATGTTTGGGAAAAAGGGGCAAGTATGGGGAATAAAGCTATCATATGTCCAAACTGCAAACGTGTTGTTGGCAAACATTGGACAAAATCAAATACGAATACAAGAGTGCTTTGTAGGAAATGCAACAAGATTGTGATTTACAACTACGAAACGCACGAAACTGATATAAAGCCTAGACCCGAAAGGGTATCAAGTAGTGCAATGAAATTTTAGAGGTGGAATAATGACGTTAGATTATAACGAATTGAAAGGCAGACGTACCTTATGGACTGACGTACCAGAGGTAACAAGTGACAACATAATACAGATACTTCAAAAGGTTATGCCGATATTCACAACCACCGCAGGAGAATGTGACTACTTGCTCAATTTTGAAGCAGGCATACAGCCACTACAACGCAAAGAGCCTAAGAAGTACCGTAAGGACATAGATTTTCAGGCAGTAGACAACGTGGCGAATGAGGTTGTCGAGTTCAAATTAGGCTTTAATTGGGGAAATCCGATAACCCTAGTTCAGAGGGGCGTTAAGGACAGCGGTAAGGCAGATGAAGCCGAAGCGATAGCGCTTTTAAACGAGTGCTACGAAACAGACGGTATCAAATCCAAGACACAACAGCTTGCACGATACATTGAGATATGCGGTATAGGCTACACATTTGTTGATATAAACAATGAATACGTTGACGGTGACAGTTATTTCAACGTGAATGTTTTAGACCCTAGATACACCTTTGTGGTGCGTTCCAGCTACTATGTAGACCATAGGGTTATGTTGGGCGTGACGTTCAGACGTGATGAAATCGGAAATACATACTTTACGTGTTTTACAAGGCGTGAAAGATTTGAAATCCTAAACCTTTTGAGGATAGAAAACGAAACAGTCAACAAGTGGGGCGAAACTAACCGAAGCGGTGAGCTAAATCCTCTGAACATGATACCTATTATCGAGTGGACACGTTCGCATGACAGAATGGGTTGCTTTGAGAGACAGATTGACGAAATGAACAACCTTAATCTGTTATGGAGTGACTTTTTAAATGACACCGACCAAGAAACACAAGCGGTATGGCATGGAAACGATATTGAATTTCCAGAGGACGAAGAAGGCAACATTAAAACTCCTAAAAATGGTGAGTGGCTGATAACACAGACCACGCCAGACGGCAAGACACCGTTCATCAAACCTTTGACAGCCGAGTACAACTATTCAGGCATAATAGAAATGGCGGTTACGAAGCGTGACTTAATCCTACAAAAATGCAATGTTCCGACTAGAAGCGAAGCAAACAATTCTACTGGAATGGCAACCTCACAAGCCCAAGGGTGGGAGAGTGCGGAGAGTGCAGCGTGTAAGGAACAGAACATAATCGAAAGTTGTAAAATGGAGGAAGTCAAGGTTGTTTTATCAGCTATAAGGAAATCAACAGACGTGCCAAGTGACAGCCCATTGTTGCAGTTAAGATATTGTGACGCACAGCCTAACGTCAAACGTCAAAAAACCTACGAAATGGTTACAAAATCAACTACTTTCGGCAACCTTGTTTCACATGGGATTGACGGATTACACGCACTAAAAGCAATCAACTTGTTTGATGACGTGAACCAAGTTTACGAGGACAGCAAGGAATTGATAGACAAGTACCAGTCATCATTGTTTGACAAGCAGACAAACACCCAAAGTGACGATAGCACAAATACAGACGGTGGGCTTATGGCACAGATTACCAACAGCCCATATGTTGACGGTAGAAGCAATGAGGAGTTATCCAAGCCTGATGACAACAAAGGCGGTGAGTAAATGGAAATCGACAAACTCAATAACGCCACAAGAGAGATTGACGAGCCATATATAGACTTTGAGGAGTATTTCTCAAAAATGGACTTGCCACAGTCGGAAATCGACAAGCGTATTGAAATGGCAAACGATATTAAAGACGATATGTTGTTTCTGTTTTTGCTGATTATGCTTTATAGGGATAACTTAGGCATGACAAGTGAAACATATGGTTTATATATCGAGGTTATTATCGGTTCATTCAAAGCAAGGTATGAAGCAACGCTTAGAAAGTATTTTCCAAACATGGAAGAACAGTTGCAGGCGTATATTGAATATTTTGCAAAATTGCAAGTCACACGAACATTGCAAAATATGGGTGATGATTACTACTTGTCAGACGAAAGAACCTATAACATTGGTGCGAATGAAGCTAACGTTGTGGGCGATATGGTGATGTTTGAACAAGCAAAGCAAGACGGAAAGACTAAAAAGAAATGGATAGACATGAAAGATAATCGAGAACGCAAAACGCATTTAGCGGTAGGCGGTACAATCTTACCGATTGATGATTATTTCACAGTTGGAAAGAGCAAGATGTTATTTCCGCATGACTATCAGCATTGCAATGACGAATCAGAATTGAGCAATTGCCGTTGCAGTATACATTACTTTTAATAATTTGGCATTGGAGAAATCCAGTGCCTTTTTATATGTCAGAGGGAACTGACGTTAATAAAACGCACGTAACTATAAACACAGACTAGGGAAAGTCTTTAAACACGCAAAACTAATTAATCAATAATTCGTGAGGGAACACGTAGAAAACGCAGAAAGCAGAGGTATTCATTATGGAAAACTTAAAATCAAAAATTCCTTTTAACTTACAATTTTTCGCAGAGCCAGCCACAGAGCCTGCAAACGAGCCAGTGAATGAGCCTACAGACGAGCCAACACCTACAGAGCCAGTAAATGACCCTAAAGAGCCTACAAATGACCCCAAAGAGCCAACTATGCAGGAAGTTTTATTGGAACTTGCCAAGGTTAAAAGGGCACAGGAAAAGGCAGCAAGTGAGGCGGCGGAGTACAAGAGAAAGTATAACGCTACCTTGTCTGAAAAGGAAAAGGCAAGCATGGAGGAAGCGGAAAAGAAAGCCAAAGAGCAAGAGGAATACAACAATGTTCTTAGGGAAAACCGCATTTTTAAGCTTGAAAAGGAATATCTAGGCGTTATGAAATATACAGCCAGTGAAGCCGAGAGAATGGCGATAGCCGAGGTTGACGATGACAAGGAAGCCAAGATTAAGATTTTGGCAGAGGTTGACGCACGTAAGCACAAGGAATACGAAGCGGAGTTCATTAAGAGCAGACCACAGCCACAGACTGGCACAGGAAGTAGCAGTGAGGATGACGCTTTTTTAAAAGGGTTCAATTCAGTAACACCTAGGTTTAAGAGATAAACCTAGAAAACAAACAATATTTTAAGAAAAGAGGAAAAAAGATTATGGCAGAACAGATTAATTACGCTGACAAATACGCCAGCACAGTTGACGAGAGATTTAAGTTAGGTTCTCTCACACAGGCACTTATTAACAATAGTTTTGATTGGTTGGGAGTTAAGACGGTAAAGATTTTCTCAAGAAACCTTGCAACACTTAACGATTATAAGCTTACAGGTTCAAACAGATATGGCGACCCTGGAGAGTTAGGCAACGCAGAGCAGGAAATGACCGTAACACAGGACAAGGCATTTACCTATACGATTGACGCTGCAACCTCACAGGACACAAACGGAACAATGGAAGCCGCTGCCACACTTGCAGAAAACATTGACAACCTTGTTATCCCAGCAATGGACGCATACAGAATCGGAGTTATCGTTTCAAAAGCACCAACGGCAGGTTCAGTAAGTGGCAAGTCACATATCGTAACTAAGGTGGTTACATCTGACAACGCTTATGAGGAGTTCTTAGCATTGCAGGAATTGCTTGATGATGACAAAGCACCACAGGGCGGTAGAATTGCAGTTGTTACACCTAGCTATCTTAACAAGATTAAGCTTGATGACCACTTCACAAAGTACGGTGATGTAGCTACTTCAATCGCTATCAACGGTTTTGTCGGTGACATTGACGGTGTACCTACAATCAAAGTGCCTACATCATATATGCCAGAGGGGGTTGACTTCTTCATTACTAACCCTATTTCAACACCTAGTCCAGTTAAGTTACAGGAGTTCAAGATTAACTATGACGCTCCTGGTATCAGCGGTGCATTGGTAGAAGCCAGAGTTAGATATGACGCTTTTGTTCTTGATAAGAAAGCAGACGCAATCGCAGTTCACAAGAACGCATAGTTGTAGGAGGTGCAACCTATGACAAGGGTAAGTAAAGACAATGTATTTATGGCGGTGAGGGACGAACACCAACTCGCCGCCTTTCTCAATAATGGGTGGAAAGTAGTCGAGGACAAAGCCCCTACAGTAAAGGTAGAGGAAGCACCCAAAACTGAAAGTACAGCTTTCAGCCATTCCAAGACCGAAATAAACCGCATGAGTACAGCCGAGTTACACGAATTGGCAAAAAGCCTAAACGTGGCAAATGAAGCCGAAATGAGCGGTGCAAATTTAAAAGAGTATTTCATAAGCACATACAATCTGTAAAAGGGCGGTGAGAATATGGACGAGGAAACAACCTTGACACCTGAAACAGACGATACAGAGGAAACAGAAAACAGCGAAAGCGTTGATGAAGAAATCGAAGTATCGCTTGCAGATGAAATCATCGCAGAGTTTACAGCACGTTTTGAAAACGAGGAAACTTTCAATGCAACCTTGCTTTCACAGATTGTTAATGACGTTATCGGTGAATGTGTGTCACTAAGGAACTTTCCAAGTACATACACCGAGGATAGCATTAATGAGTGGCTTGCAAGCAACAAGTCAAAGATTAAAAAGATTGTGGAATACGATTATTCGATTGACGGTGCAAACGGACAGTCAAGCCATTCAGAAAGCGGAGTGGCACGTAACTATATCGACCGCAGGACTTTGTTCGGGTGGATTATACCGTATGCAAGGTTCTAATTATGTAAAGGGGTGACGGAATGACTGTTGAGGTAGCAGTATTAATCAGCATGGTATCTGTCGCATTTTCAATATACTTTGGACTTAAAAATAACAAGCGTTCCGACACGAAGGAAATCGAGGAACGAGTGCGACAAGATACTATAATTAACACAAAACTGGACAGTATCAGCCAGTCAATTCAAGAGATTAAAGCTGATATTGCCAGTATGCATAGTGAGTTAAACTCACATAATGACAGGCTTATTGTTGTGGAACAGTCAACGAAGTCTGCACATCACCGACTGGATTCGATTGAAAAGAAACTAGCGGAAATGAAAGAGGGTGACAGCAAATGAGCAATCTTACTAACAAGAAATGGTGGGGTGCGAGCCTGACAAGGGCGATAAAGACAGTCTGCCAAACAGCGGTAGGACTTGTCGGAACAAACCTATTGTTCGCAGATGTAAATTGGATAACGGTTGTATCTGCAAGCCTTTTAGCTGGTTTACTTTCAATCCTCACATCAATAGCAGGACTTCCAGAAGTGGGTGAGAATGAGTGAGAATGTTAAGGCGAAACACCCAAAAGCTTTTATACGCTAACTACATCAACGAGGAAGTCAAACAGTACGTTACCGATAGTGACGGAAATATACAGTACATGGAGATTGACGGTGAACAGATACCCATTGAGAAAGGCTCAAAGTACATTGAGTATGGCAAACCAAAGGAATTGTTTTCAAGCCTACAAATGGGTGGAAGTGAAGCCGAAGCCGTAGAATATGGCTTGTCATTATCGGAATATGATTGCACGTTGGTAATTCCTAAGAACATTTGCGACATGAAAGAGGGTAGTCTTGTTTGGTACACCTCCGAGGTGGAATACAAAGATACCGACAAGACACAGCCTGACAAGACAAGTGCGGATTACCAATGTGTCAAAGTAAGCCCCAACATCAATTACACAAAATATGTCTTGAAAGCGTTGGTGAAAAATGGCTAGACGAACATTAAAAGCAAATTGTCTGTCTGTGAGTTCACTAGAAGCCCTTGTAAGGGATTTAAAGCAGTACAACGAGGATTTATCCACCAAGTGTGAAATCGTTGTTAGAAAGCTTTGTGTGATTGCACAAGAGGTAATAGAGAAACAGATAGGACTTGCAGGGCTTACCTATGAAACCACAAAGGGTGGTAGTACCGTTGAGAGTGGCTCACGTACCGAACATAACACAGATGTTAAGATTAATGGTTTTTCGGACAGATGTATAGCGACTATTGACGTTAGCGGTCAAGATATTCTGTTTATTGAATTTGGCGCTGGCGTTTACTATAACGGTGCAAAGGGTTCAAGCCCACACCCAAAAGGGCAACAATTAGGTATGCTGATAGGCACGTATGGTAAGGGTATGGGTTCTAGGCAGGTATGGGGCTATGTCGAGGACGGAGTAACCATACTGACACATGGTACTAAGGCTACAATGCCTATGTATGAAGCAATCTTAAAGGTGTATGAACAAGCACCCAAGGTTGTTAAAGAAGTATTTGGAAAGTAGGTGATTGAGTGTGGACAGATGTAATTAAAATTGGTGTATTCAATGGGATTAACACAAGGGTTGTCAAACAATTCAAAAGCAAATATCCCAACATCAATTGCAGTACAACACAGAAAACTACAACGTCACCGAAATTTCCGTATGTTCAAATCACCAAACTAGAGGGCGTGGAACAAGGGGCAACATTCGACAAGGACACGATTAATGCGGTCTTATCGACATTTCAAATTGACGTGTTCTCTAATGACGGTGAGGAAGTATGCGAGGAAATATCAAGTTACATCTGCGAGATTATGACTGGTAAAATGCGGTTCACAATGGTAGGCGAACCGATAGCAAATTATGAAAACGAAGATGTATGCAGGTACACAGCACGATACAGACGTTTGTTCGCATACAACGACAAAATGACATGGTAGGTAAGGGCTAAATGCCCTTTTTATTTTTGCAAAATTTAAGAAAAGAGGTAAGAAATTATGGCAGATGCAGGAATTAGCACATTAGGCATTACATTATGGGTTGCCGAAGCTACGGACGGTGCAAAGGTAACAGACGGTTCTAAGTATTCACGGCTTACTAGAATTAATGCAATCGGTGAAATGACGGTTGAGCAGGAGTCAATAGACGCTAGTGCTTTGGAAGATTACGAAACAAAATATGTAGCTGGTAGGTCAACAGTAGGCGATACATATACAATCACCGTAAACTTGACAGATGAGAACGAGGCAGAGTGGGAGGCAATCTTAGGAAAGAAAGTATGCTTTATGACTAAGGTTCCAGGATTAACAAAGAATATCTTTGTTATCGCAACAGTTCCGACAAAACTTCCAGTAAGCGGATTGGAACAGAACGGACTTTACACCGTAGACATCAACTGCACAACAAACGATTTTATCGGTCTTGATGAAGCAGTAACAGTTACATCATCATCAGTAGGTGACTAATCAACAAACAAGGGGTAGGGGCGGTCTTAGGACTGCCCTTGCCCTTTAAATTATTTTTCCTAGAGGAAAGGGGCAAGCAAAATTATGAAGAACACATTTACAGTAAATAACAAGGAATATGAAGCTAAGGCATTTGATTTCAACATGGTATGCGACCTAGAGGATATGGGCGTACCAATGCAGGATTTAGGCAACAAGCAGACAAAGGCAATCCGTTCATACTTTGCCATCTGTGGCAACATGACAGCCGAGGAAGCAGGAAAAGAGATTAACGAGCATATCATAAATGGCGGTGACATGGGTTCAATCGCTACAGCTTTCGGCAAGGAACTTGATAAGTCCGATTTTTTTCGCACTCTCACAGCGACAGCAAAGGAGAGGAATACAGCAAGCAAGAGCAAGAAAGCAGAGGAAACAGCCGAGAAGTAAAATACTCCAGTTTCCGAGAAATGGCAGAGAATGAATGGCTACCATACGCATTATCAATCGGAATTTCTGAAACGGATTTTTGGGGCATGAACCCACATAGGGTAAAGATACACGCAAAAGCCTATGAAATGAAAATGACAAGGCTTGATGAGCTTGTTTGGAGTTTTGTCGGCAACTATGGGCTATCTGCAATCGCAGTAGCTATCGAACACAATCTAGCAGGGCGAAAAGCCAAGTCGAAATATATCAAAGAACCGTTGACTAGGAACAGACAGAGTGGCGAAATGTCCGAGAGCGATATTGAGCGTAAACGTAACGAGTTCATTTTAAAAATGAAAACAATGGAAACCAATTGGAAGAAAAATCACGAGGTAAAAGAAAATGCTTAGAGGGATAGATGTATCACGTTGGAATGAGATTACAGATTACAAGGCAGTCAAAAACGCAGGGGTGCAGTTTGCAATCGTAAAGGTCAATAACACAAGTGCGACAGCGGATAAGAAATTAACAACACATATAGACGGCTTTAAAAGCGTTGGCGTACCTTGTAACATGGGCTACAGCTACTGTTATGCGAACACCAAAGACAAGGCTATATTGGCTTCAAATGGCTTCGTAGCACTTGCAAAACAAGTAGGCATAGATTATATGTGGCTAGACCTAGAGGACGCAGTAGTGCAGAATTTAGGCAGTACGCTTATAGACATAATCAACGTATACAAGAGTGTTGCGGAAACCAACGGTTTGAAGTTTGGCATTTACACATATTCGTACTTCTACAATGCGTTTTTAAAGCCCTATCTGTCAGAGTTACAGCACATTCCGTTTTGGATAGCTAGATACCCTAATCAGCTAGAGCAGTCAATCACAGGTTCAATGCCTACAACAGCTTCACTGCCAAAAGACGTGGTTGTCAGCGGTTGGCAGTATTCAAGCAAGGGTGTTGTAAACGGCATTAAGGGTTATGTGGACTTGAATGTATGGTATTCAGACGATACAGTTTCAGACGGTGCATACATTGAGATTTCCACAGACCACAATCCATTTACAGAGCCGACAACAAACTGTACAGTCGGAACGCTAGGCAACAATGCGAATTGGGTACTATGGTATCTATGGCGTTTCGGAAAACTGACAGACAAGTACGGCAATCCTGACAGCACCTTGATTAATGGCACATACACGAAACAGATAGCCGAGATAGTAAAAGATGTTCAGTCTTTGCTAGGCTTGACGGTTGACGGAATTGTTGGAAAACAGACCAGAAGTATCTGGAAGAAATTAGCATAAAGATATATAGGAGGTAGGTAAGTAAATCTATGTGACAGAACGGTGACAACTTAGGAGGTGACACTTAGTAATCACGTACTTATCTACCTCTTATTTTTTTTGGAAATTTTACGAAAGGAGGGATAAAAGGAAATGGAAGTTGATAACTTAACCGTCAAATTGACCGCAGAAGTGAACACCGCACAAGAGAGTATCAAAAGCTTAATTGGAAGTCTGACAAGCCTACAGACCAAGCTTGAAACACTAAACAAAGTTAATCTCAATGGGCTTGTAAGCAGTTTTAAGGAACTGGATAAGGCGGTAAATTCCGTACAGTTAGGCAATGTAGCTAAAAGTATGGAAACAGCGGTGAACAAGTCGGCTAATCAAATGACTAAGGATATAGCAAAGTCATTTAACATACTTGACGGTGGACAGATAGAGAACGTGCGAGAATCGGTTATGAATCTTGCACAAGCAATGACGGAAACGGCAAACAAGGGCGAAGCGGTCAAAGGCGGTAACTTTAGCGGTTACATGGAGAATATGGCGAAATCCATATACCAAGCCGCAACACAGACAACATATTACAATCAACAATTGGTTGATTTACTGCATACCGTAGAAAGCTTGCAAGGCATAAATTTCAGCAAGGCAGTACAAGGTGATGATTTAAAAGCCGAGAAATGGGCTAGTCTTGACGGAATGTTGAAGCAGAAACTCCAAAACAACGGTTCTTATCAAGGCATAGACAGCCTATTCAAAGAGTGGGCTAATACGTTTAGCGGTTTAGGCATTGAGAACATGGTAGGTGCAAGCCAAGGTGACCAAGTGCGTTATCTCAATGAACTTATCCAAAAGGCAAGGGAATTAAAAGACGTACAGCAAGACATAGGCTCTATGGAATCGCCTGAACTAGTCAAAGACGCTGCATATGACACAGCCATAAAAAAGACTGACGAACTTACTAGGAACATCAATAACCTATCGACAAGTTTCCAAACATTACAGCAAAACAACGCTTTAGGCTTTGATACTGGAACACTTGAAAAGATTATATCAGTTACAAGCAAGATTAAAGACGGACAAGCTGAAAATATAGAGGAATTTAAAAACGCAGTAGTAAGCCTATGTAGCGAGTTGAACGGCATAGGCGAATTGAAATTCAATCCGTCAAGGCTATATGAGGTTATAGAAGCAGTCAAGGGAATGTCTAAGAACGTGTCGGCTGAATCGACAGTAGGCTTGCAGAATCTAGGCACAAACCTTGCAGACGTGACGGAGAGATTAAATAGTGCTGGTTCAGTCACATATGACCCAAGCAGTCTAGTGAACATAGTAGGGGTTATAGGCAAATTAGGGGGAGTTAAAGCCACGCAAGGCACAGCAAACCTTGAATCACTTGCTCAACATCTCACTAATTTTGTTACCGAGATGAACGGTATAGGTTCAGTTACCTTTGACAGTGCAAGCCTACAGACACTAGTTTCCAACATAAGCCGACTAGGTGCGAGCGGTGCAACACAAGCAGTTGCAAATCTGCCACAGATAAGCCAACAGTTGCAAGCGTTCATACAGCAAATGAACAATCTAGGCAGTATGACGTTTGATACAACAAACCTCACAAGCCTAGTGACGGCAATCTCACGTTTGGGCTATGGCGGTGTTACACAAGCTATAACCAACATTCCACAATTGGCAACGGCATTGAGTAACCTCATGTCCACCTTGTCAAAAGCACCTACAGTTTCGCAAAACCTAATCAGCATGACAAATGCGTTGGCAAACCTAGCAAGCCAAGGTTCAAGGTCAAGTAGTGCGATTAGCGGATTGTCGGCAAGGTTAAATTTGTTTGGCACAAGTGCAGGTAAGGCTACCAAAAAGGCATGGAGTTTGGCTAGTGCGATAGGCAAGATATATGCTACCTATTGGTTAGCATTTAGGGCATTTAATGTCTTTAAAAAGGCAATCAACATATCAGCCGACTTGACAGAGGTGCAGAACGTAGTTGATGTAACCTTTAAGGATATGGCATACAAGGTTGATGAATTTGCGGAAAATTCGATTGAAAAGTTTGGTATGTCGGAGTTAGCCTTAAAGACGTATGCAAGCCGTTTCCAGTCTTTAGGTTCAAATATGGGAATATCATCTTCCCAAGTATCTAAAGCAACACAATTTTTAAATGAACAAACTGACGGATATGTTGAGTTATCAGACAGCGTTGCAGATATGTCATTGACATTGACAAAGCTGACAGCCGATATGTCCTCTTTATATAATGTAGACCAAGCAGATGTAGCAGAAGATTTAGAGGCTATCTACACAGGCAGTGTAAAGCCCCTAAGGGCATACGGCTTAGATTTAACGCAAGCAACCCTTAAAGAATGGGCTTTGAAAAATGGGCTTGACGCTGATATTGACAGCATGACACAAGCGGAAAAAACCATGTTGCGTTATCAATATGTACTCGCAAATAGTCAGGCAAGTTTCAATGATTTTGAAAAAACTTCAGAAACTTGGAGTAATCAAGTAAGAATTTTACAACAAAACCTCCAACAGTTAGGCAACGTCATAGGTAATAACCTTGTATCGGCATTTAAACCATTACTGAAAGCCTTAAATAATGCAATCCTAAAGTTTACGGAGTTTGCGAAAGCAATCTCAAACAGCTTAGGTGTTATCTTCGGTTGGAAGTATGAAGAAAGTGCAGGAATGGGCGGTCTAGCTGATGACGCAGAAGATACGGCAGACGCACTTGATGACGCAAGCGGTTCAGCCAAGAAGTTAAAGAACCAACTGCAAGGCTTTGACGAATTAAACGTAATCACAACTAGTAGTTCTAGTGGCAGTGGTGATAGTTCATCTTCAAGTGGTGCAAGCGGTGATACTGGACAATGGGTACAGACTGACAGCATACTCAAAGAGTATGAAAGCGACCTTGACAGCCTAGAAAAATTAGGCGATTATATCGGTCAGAAGCTTACAAACGCTATGAACAACATAGATTGGGATAGTGTTTATAAGACAGCCGATAATTGGGGTATCGGTCTAGCAAACTTCCTAAACGGATTAATCAGCCCTGAATTGTTTGGAAGTATCGGTACTACGGTTGCAGGTGCATTGAATACAGCCCTACACTTCCTAGACAGTTTCGGTGAAACATTCGAGTGGAAAGAGTTTGGTGAAAGCGTAGCGACTGGCATAAACAACTTCTTTGAAACCTTTGATTTTGCACTTTTGGCACATACAATTAACGTGTGGGCTAACGGCTTGTTGGATTTCATTATAGAAACCCTAAGAGATATTAAATGGGAAATGATAGGCACACAGATAGGCACTTTCCTTAAAGAACTTGAATTTGTCGAGATTGGTAAGAAAGTTGCTACAGCTATATGGGAGGGCTTCAAAGGCGGTGTGAAGCTATGGACAGCTTCATTTAAAGTAGCACCATTGGAAACACTACTTACAACCCTTGTGAGCATAAAGGCGGTAACAAAGGTACTAGCAAAATCCAAGTGGTTCAAGGCGTTTACAGCAAGCTCGATTATAACTGGTGTTAAGAATTTGTGGGATAATTTAGGCACATTGAGTACCAAAGCACTTTTAGTAACATCATCATTGACTGGAAACCAAGCCGCCACAGAAGATTTAGCTATAGCATACCCAGCGTTATACAAACAAATAACAGCAGTCACAACAGCGTTTACTAGTTTTAAAGCTAGTGTAACAGCTAATGGTTTATGGAATACTGTTAATACTGGTATTAGTTCATGGATAAGCAATTTGACATTATTACAGAAAGGGCTTATTGGAATAACCGCAATATTCGCAGAATTTACGGCATTGAAAGACGCATTTTATGACGCTGCTAATGGTACTGGTACTCTCAAAGAGGGTATTGTACAAGTAGGAATAGTGACTGGTGTTGTGGCTACAGCTATGACAGCCCTTTTCGGTCCAGTGGGCTTGATTATAACTGGTGCGACAGCGGCAGTAGCGGCTTTCCAAGGTGTTCAAAAAGCAGAGCAAGAAGCGGCAGAGGAACTAGAGCAGAGAAAAGAAGAAATAGACTTGTCAGGTTGGCTTGAAAATGTTGCAAATACTGGTAATACAACTATATCAGACCTTGCAACTACAGCAACAGAAAAATTTGCCACAGTAACCGATAAGTTTTCTGAATTAAAAGAGAAAATTAATTCCATATCAGAAACCCAAGAAAATATTGATAGTACAGCCGATAGTATAGATAAAATACGTGCTGGCATTGAATTAGGTGCATATACTGTAAGCGAAAAAGTTGAAGAAATAAATACCTCATTTAGCACATTACTTACAGATACGCAAAGCATAATGAATGACGAGTACGAAGCTATTGTATTTGGCTTGAGCGGTTCAATGGGTGACGCACTTGTAAAAGTGGGTTATAGTAAAGAAGAATATGTTCGGCTTTTGCTTTTAGCTAAAAATGAGGGCAACGAAGCCCTTACTGCTATCGAAATGCAGTTACAAGAGTTGGACGAAGGATATGCTAATGGCACAATTAATGAAGATGAATATCTTGACGGCATATTTAAAATACAAGACCAATTGAGAGCATTTTATACTGATGACGCAAAAACCGCAGTTGATAATTTCAATGCGAGTTTGGATTACTCAAATTACATTACATCAGACGGTGTACTTGACATGGACGCTGTAAATAGTGATTTGCAGGGTATAGTAGACGGGTACGAGGGTGCAAAAAAAGAAATACAAGACAGCGTAGATGAATATGTACAAACTAATAAAAACTACTATACACAATTAGAACAGCTAGGCATTGATGTAAATGAATTAAGCGATTATATTGATTGGGATTTAGTAGGGGAAGAAGATATTGCGTCCAACCTAGAACAATTGCAGAAATATCTAGGTGGAACATATGACGAATTGCAGACAGCTTTAGTCAATGATATTCCACAAATGATTAACAATGCCTATGACCAATGGGACGATTTAGACCCAGTAGATAGGGTTTTGTATGGCAATGACGCAGCCAATTATGCTTATAAACAGATAAGCAAGTGGAAAACAGATGTTGCAGACCCATTATCCGAAGCTGTTCAGGAAAAAATGGAAACACTAGGTATAGACGGTAACGAGTGGGCTAGTGGAACTATTGACGAGATTTTAGACGGATTATTTGATGTAGATATTGAAGATGATACAGTAGCCTTTAATGCTACTTTAATGCAAGGCTTACAAAATGCACTTGACGGACTAGACATAACCGAAACCGAGGGCGGTGAAGCAATCGGTAAGACCATAATGGATAGTGCCAACGGCTATATTGAAGAAAATCCGATAAATATTTCTAATGGTTTAAAGCAAGTTGATTACTTGTCATACTACAATGCTGGTAAAGACATAGGCAAAAACGTAGTAGATGGAAATGTTGACGGTATAGAGAAAAACCAAAGCAAAGTAGAAGTCGCTAGTAAGAACATGGGTAAAAAGGCAGTTGTCGGAATAGAGACTGAACTTGACATAAACAGCCCCTCAAAAGTATTTGAACAGATAGGCGAATATATTGTCGAGGGATTAGTTAATGGTATGAGCAACACTAACAGCCTTACAACTAATATAGGCAAGCTTGTTTCAACACTTACTACAAGTTTTAACACTATAGCAACCACCATACAGACAAAATATTCATCAATCAAAACCAACACTACTGACACATGGAATACAGTAAGCAAGACCATTACCGACAAGCTCACGTTAATTAAAACCAATGTGAACACAGATTTTACAACCATGTTTACCAACATCAAAACCAACATGACGAACATTAAGACTAACATGACTACCACCATGACGAATATAAAGACCACAACCACGACACAGTTGTCAAACTTAAAGACCAATTTCTCAAACAGTTTTGACACGATTAAGAATAAGGTTACGTCAAACATGGATAGTATGTTTAGCAAAATATCCTCTGTCATGGAAAACGCTAGAAGCACGATATACAACGCTATTGAGAAAATGAAATCATATTTCAACTTCTCATGGTCTTTACCAAGCATAAAGTTACCTCATTTTAGTATAAGCGGTTCATTTAGTCTTAATCCCCCAAGCGTTCCAAGCTTTGGAGTTGATTGGTATAAAGCAGGAGGTTTCTTGCCAAGTTCATACACATTGTTTGGTGCAGGTGAAAATGGCGTTCCTGAAATGTTGGGAACAGTTGGCGGTAAGAGTGCAGTCGCTGGCGGTGCGGAAATTACTGGTATTAGAGAAGCAATAGAACAGAGTGCAGAGCGTGAGGAAAGATTACTAACAGCTTTGATACGTGCCGTAGAGAATGGACAGACGATAACTATTGACGGAAAATCAATAGGACAGAGTGCTAGAAACTATGCACAAGACTATTTCAACAGGACTGGTAGAAACGCTTATACTTTTTGATACTACTTTACAATTCCCTCTAAGTATGGTATAATGTCAGAAAATTACACTAAAACGGAGGGATTGTATATGAAGAACAAAGTAAAACTCAAAAAGCTAGTAGCCATTCTAGCCACATTGGTTGTGTTTATTACAGCCATGACACCCATTGACAGCTATGCCGCAAACAAAACCACTAAAAAGGCAGTAACATTAGGTGTAGCCATTTCACCGCAGGAAATTTATAACAATGGTGGAATTAGCATAGTTGCAGAATCAGCTAGTGAAACAAACACAGCGGTAAACATTAGGTTTGTAATCACAAATGGAACAGCCAAAGACTACAGCGTATCAGCCCATACTTATTCAGTTAACAACCTTATGGTGCAGTCGCACTCATATGGAAGTGATGTAAACGTGCCAAGCGGTAAGAAAGCTAGTCTAAATGTGGAGATTAAAAAGCAATGGTTGACTGAAAACGGAATAAGCAATATTTCCGACATGGGAATTATCTTTTGGGGGTATTACGATTATTTCAAGGAATGGGATAGCGGACTGGTGTATCTGACAACAAACTACTATAATCCGCAAA